ACGATAAGGAATAAACATGAGCAAGTTAGTGGAATTTAAAGAAGCGAATTTATCTAAGCTAGAATCAAAGTGGAATGCTTTGGAAAACCAAGAAGATTACACGCCAAGTTATGAAGCTGGTTATAACTCTGGGTTTACTCACTTTGTAGCTAGTGAGTTCTGCAATCATAATAATCAGAGTGGAGATTACGTTAATGTCTGATAACAAATTCACAAAGGGCGAGTGGTTTGTTGTCGAAAGGGATAACGAGATAACCGTAACGTGCGAAGACTACGATATCTTTACGTGCTGGACTGATGCTCACGATGCTGGATTGGTATCCGCAGCTCCTGAAATGTACGAAACACTAGAGAAAATAATGAGACACCTAAGTAACGGTGGTGGTGAGGCAATGGAGTATCTAAACAATAGCGACTACTGCATTAATATGATTCTAAAAAAAGCAAGGGGTGAGAATGTTTGACTTCGAGAATAACAAAGAGCTTGTTGTATGTAGCAAGCCGCCGGTTAACGGTAGCATATGCGAGAAGTTTATCGCGATTGATACCAACTTAACCAAGCTTGTAATGATGTGGAGTGATGAGCTTAATGGGTTTGTAGTTGAGGCTACTGATGTGGTTTACACTTACGAGCAGCTAGAGCGTGATTTTGATAAGTTCGTATGGGTTAAAAATGGATAGCCGACTAGGAAGACTTATACTTGATAATCCAAATCTATCAACGACATCTCTTTGCAGGCTAACAGGGTTGTCGGTAGGTGTTGTTAATGGAGTTAGAGTTAAGCCGCTATGGACGCATAAGGGGAAAGGAATCCCGTTCATGTGTTTCGTTAACAGAAAGGAACAGGCTTGCCATCAAGTATCAGTTAGTGGTCGATTGGTGTTTAACGGCCTACTAGAAAAGGCTATAGAGAACGTTGACAGGGTTATTTTTTGCCTTGAAAACAACAACGGAAAACTTCCATCAAGGGTTTTCGATAACATGCAATTTATAGGTAGGAGCTCATGATTAAGGCAAAGTTTAGCATTAGCACAATTGCTATTGCGGTTAGAAATGGATTGCGAGGTTAGCATGGATAAGTTAATAGGAAACGCAGTATCAGTTGGATTGTTTTTAACAGTGATTTACGGTTTATACATGGGAGGATTATGATTTATGGCAAAGTATCGATTCATGCGAAACTACCACGACCACCATAAGGGTGAGGTTGTAGAAGGTATGCAGTTTGATGATAAAACTGTTATGGTGAAAACTCCGTATAATACGGGTTCTGTTATTACATTTGAGCCGGTGTTTCTTGGCTCTCAACGATTATTGGTAAAGTTAAAATGAGCTACGTAAATATTATTGCATTTGAGGAAGGATACCGAGCTAAGCCTTACAAGGATTCTCTAGGCTATCCGACATTTGGTTACGGCATTAAGTTAACCAATAAAAATGTGAACATCGATAATTTTGAGTGTTCGATTCCTGAGCCTGTTGCTAAGTTGTGGTTGGAAGACCACGCAAGTAAAGAGAAGGCTAGGCTTTGCAAGTTCGCATGGTTTATCAATCAATCAAAAGATGTTCAGGACGTGTTGATTAGCATGAGCTATCAGTTAGGTATTCACGGCTTGTTACGCTTTAAGAAGATGATTGGTGCGCTATCCATCAATGATATGAAAACGGCTGCTACAGAGGCTTTAGATTCGAAATGGGCGCGTAGTGATTCACCCAAACGAGCTAACCGACATGCTAGAGTAATCGGAGGTGAATCTATTGCTAGTGTATATGCTGGACTTATTTAAAGGAGCACTAATAACACCGTACAAAATGCAAGTTAACCAATTAATGTTTATAGGGAGAGTTTTATAATGAGCAAGCCAAAAGTAAGTAGGAAGATTGTCGGCGCTGTTATTGCGCTAGTGTTCGCGATTGCCGCGTCATTTGGTGTTGTACTTCATGATGATGTTAAAGATGCAGTTACCGACGTTACATGCTCGACGGTTTTGGAGTGCCAAGAATGATTGAGATTCTAGGCGGTGTTGTGCTGACTTTAATTGCAGCGCTATACTTTGTGTATAACTCATGGCAATCAGAGCGTGGTAAGCGCTCAGAGGTCGAGGAAAAGGTATTGGCGCATGAGGCGTTACAGCAAGTTGACGAAGATATTGCTAATGGTGATGATGTGTTTATTAATGAGCAGTTGCGCGAAATCACCCGCCCTATGCGAAGCAATTCAACCAGTGACGATATCTAGTGATGACATACTAACCGAACAAACAAAGATTGAACTGGTTAGGAATAAGCTATTAATTGAACGAATCTGTGGTAAATAAGGAGGTGGTCATATCTACCGCGCAGGTCTAAGCGCATTGGGTTTGGTAACGTTGATTAACGTGACTGACAACGCGAGTCGCAGTCCATCCGACAGCTGCATCTTGCATTTTACTTTTGCGGCAAAATTTATGGTCGTTTGTTTGTTCGTAATTTCCGCAGCCTCATTAATTTGAGGCTTTTTTATATCTGTCGTATAGGTCACAGTTTTAATTTATCAAGGCTAGTATTATTAACTCAAGCCAATCAGAGAGGTTAATCGATGAGTGGGAAGTTTAACAAGGGTAAACGGTCTGGAAGTAAAAGACCAAACACTAAACCAGGCTGTAGAAGTCGACATGTTCATTTGAGGAATATGGCGAGATGTCAAGCTAACAAAATAAAACGAATGGAGATGATTAGATGTCACTAGAAAAAACAAAACGATGGTTCGAACATGCGATTCCAATTCCAACACCAGAAACTGCATGCATCCAAGTTGGTTGCCATTTGGAAGAAGTTGCAGAGATGGCTAATGCTATTGGCGATTTTGACTTGGAGTTTGAGATATCAAGAGTTGCAGATGGGTACAAAAAGGAAGTTGACTTTATACCAAGCAGCATTGTTGACAGGCTTGCCTTGGCGGATTCACTTGCAGATCAGATTGTAACAGCTGTAGGCGTGGCATATATGCACGGTATCGATATCACTGGTGCGTTGGAAGAGGTTAACCGTAGTAACTTTTCCAAGTTCGAAGATGGCAAGCCTGTATTTGATGTGAATGGAAAAATCACGAAAGGCAAAGACTACGTTAAACCTAATTTGGAGAAGTTTGTATGATTGAATTTTTGAAGCAGAAGCGCGCTCAATGCGCAAAGGATAGTAAGGCGATGAATTTTTGGTATTCATCTAAATGTGAAGATACCCTAGGATAATATTATGCTAACACGACTGGAGTTATCTACGTTGCGTAGACTAGCAAATGGTGAGCTGATTAAACAGATAGCATCACAAGATAGCTCTAGTCACTCAGCAATAGATAAGCGCATTAAGAATATCAAACGTAAGCTAGGAGCTAAAACGCTGTCAGAGTGCATATACAGGGCGGCCAAGGCGGGTATTATTTGCTTGCTGATAACTACAACGTCAGCAATTGAGCTTGAGATGGCGATTAATCCTGACTTCACTGATTTAGATATGCAAAGAAGAGTGTCGCGTCAGGTTAAGACTAAGCGCAAATCACAAACCAACGATAGCCTTTAGCTCTGGGAAGTAACGAACAAGGAATCCAATCAATATAGCGAAAAGTAGAGAGTATTTTGCAATCTGCTTTTCGTTTTGCGAAATCTTTGTTTCGTGCTTCTCGACCTTACCCTCAAGGCTCGACATCCTAATATGAACATCTGCTAACTTCTCGGTGACACTAACAAGCTTATCTAATTGTTTTTCTTGATGTACTTGACCTTGCTCAACTCTAGCTAACCGTTCGTTAACTTCACTCATGCTAACATCCATAATAAAAACCCCATAATAACAGTATTCTATCCGTCATTATGGGGTATTGCAAAGTTAGTGCCTAGGTGGGGTTTTGTGGATGCATATATAAAATAGTTTAAATCCCGCCTTGTACATTGAGGTTAATTAACAAGTAAAGCCCTAGTTGCTGTGTGTGGCTTTATATTACAGTGTTTTTAAGTTGCTATTTTCTAGGTGCAGTGCATCTACAGATGGCAGCGCAGCTGAGGAGCTTAGCCTGTTAGATGTGATTATAGACTCCGTTATTTGTGTTTTACTGCTTATGTCCAGCGCCCCATCTATTGTTGATGCATTGAGTTGAAGCTTAACCCTATTTGCCGATGTGGACGTTAAATCTAGCGGTGTTGCTCCAGTGTTTTTTAGTTTAACACCATTAATTATTGCATCTCCATTAAATCCGAGTAGCAATTGATAACTTGCAAGTGAAATACCAGACCTAACCGAATGACTTGTAAACCCAGAAAGGTTAAACTCGACCGCTCCCGACACTCCGAATGAGGGGCTTTGAATATCTTCGCCTCCAGACTTTATAAACTTCTCGCAATTTACTGTTACCCTAGCATTCGCGACCTTTCCTAAAGTAGACCCACCATTTATTTTAAACGATTTACAATCTAAACTGGTCGCACCCCATTGGTTGTTGATACACCCTGTTGATTCAAATAGGTCTATCGACAAGCCGCCACTGGTGAACGGCTGTCCGATATCAGAACCCCCAGCAATTACGTTTCCGTCTATTCCATTAAATTCAATGTATTTACCTGTTACACATCCGCTAGATATATAAACATTTGACGTAGGATATCCCGCCGCATCCGTACCCCTGAATAGAGTGCTAGACAGTTCATTCTTCATCTTAACGTTAATCAAGTTAAATGAACCATTCCCGCCAAGCCTGTATGTTGGGTTCGCTAATATACTGTTTTGACCAAGTAAATTCATGTTTTCAAAAGTTACATCTGTTGGGTATACATCGCAAAGCATGTCACCATCCCAATCGCCACCAGAAAAAGTAACCCTCTTAGATTGCTGTCCAAACTCAACACCCGCGTTAGCCAAGGCTATTGCATATTTCCCTGAAGGGTTTCCGCAGTCCGTGAATGAAATATCATGCTCATAGGCTCCGTGAAGAGTGTACGGGTACTGCTGGAAGTCGTTAGATTGACATAGAAGTGAGGTACAATGAGCTGCTCTTGTGTAGTCAATTAAGTGCCTTCCGCCATGCCCTAAAAGCTTGTAGTTGTGAGCTTTGTGGGCTTTATTCCATTGCACTAAATAACCCCTTCCGGCTGATGTGTCTCTGGTTCTATTTAGATAGCTTCTGTGAGCTTTGCAGTTATAGGTATTTGATGTGAAGATTACAGGGTAGATTGTGTTGTACGCCTGACCGACTGACACTGAACTGTTGGCGGCATTTATCATCGAAACCCCGGATACCATGTTTTCAGGGTCTGTTGAGCCAGAAGAGTCTGTAAATTTACCGACGTTTATATTTACATTTTCAATTGGTGTAATCTGTCTAATTGACAAGTTTTCACCTGTGTTATCGAATCCGAGGGAGTAATCGAGGGTTACATCCGAACCAGAAATATTAGTGACCTTACATACGTAATCCGTACTGCCGCCTAGCAACTGAGCGTAACCGCCTTCGACAAATAGAGATGAGTCGCTAACTGTAAATGTAGAAACCCCCTCACTTAAATCTGAGGATGTCACTGTCGTGGTCGAGCCGGTCGATCCTGCAATGTTAATGACCCCAATAAGCCTATCCGAATTTGAAAGGTTATAGTCACCATCCCATTCAATTTCCCTTATTTTTGCGGTGATGTTACCAGTAGGCGCTAAGTTTATAACCTCGCTTACAGTGTTTTTCTTATTGCTAAAGCTGTTCGACCCCTTGATAAAAGAAAATTCAATCCCCTCTTTTAGTGTAGAAAACGCGTCAAGGTTTACATCTGTGATCGGATCGAAATCAAAAACATCACCGTTGCTTAAGTTTCTTTTGTAAAAAGTACCTAGTGTATTGCAGGTTTCTCCAATCTTAAGCGGTATAGGCAAACCTCCAACCATGTCGGAAACACTGCTGTAAGTTATATCTGTATAGCTTCCAATACTACCCACACCAATAATACTTATCCAGTTTACATTGTCACTAACAGGGCTTACCGTTGTGTTTTGTAGTGCTGTAAAGTACTGACCTGTACCAGTACCACCCACTTGAGTTTGATAGGTGTCGCCTTTGTTGGCACTGCCACCTGTATCTGGCCATAATCCGCGATACTCACCTGCAATTGTGCGAATGTCGTCACTAAATTGCGCGTTGCTTTTTGGGTCGTCAACAGTATTGTGAATCTCTTCAATCTGCGCGCCTGCTCTTGTAAATATGTAGGCCATGTTATTTCCTTAAGAATCAATTAGTGTGTAGTCAACACCAGCAACTGAGCGGCCTGGTTTAAATTTAGCTGACTCTGATGATAGATTATAAACGGTTATTCCGCCGCCAACAAATGAGAATCCAGCTTCTGCATTGCTTGATAGCTCCAGAAAGTATTTCTCAACGCCATCAGATGAACCTGAAGGACTTAGAGATGGAGCGCTATTACCTCCTTCCGTCGGTATAATGTTTGTGTTTGCTTCAGCTTCAAACTCTCCAGCCCTGTCTCTATCACTTGCTGGAGACTCAAACGATTCGCCGCCAAAGTCAAAGCCACCGTCAAGCGCTGGCTTTATATTCTTTACTGGTATCATCACTGAGTCTAGAATCTCACCAGCTAATCCTATAGGGATGCCATTACCACCACCGCCAGATGAAACCGACATACAGAATGCAATAGCAAAAACAAAACCTCCACCATCTTCGTTTCTTGAATATGCCACACCACCACCGCCACCACCACCGGATGCAAATAGCGTTGAGTTTGTGTCATAACCAATAACGTTTCCATAGTTGAGGTAAATCTCTGTTTCTATCCCGTTGCTTTCATATGAGTTTGATCCATTTGCAGGGTCTAGTATCGAAGCTGCTGGTAATTGATTTGCATCAAATCCAGGTATGGTAACTGACGAGCCGTTACCACCCTTCGCGCTCCAAAGTGTGTTATTTGTGCATATAATTCTAATTCTGCTATCAGGGTGCCAAGCTCCAGCCCTAACCGCAGCAAGCCACGTTGATGACTCTTCCGCTGATCCAATTTCACAGCCATCAAAAATAAACGTGTAGTTTAGCGGGATGTTGGTCGGTGCGCCCACGTATGTTGCAAGGTTGATTGAGCGAATGCTACCGGTTAATGTAACAAACTGCTCCTCGTCTGGGTCTGCTGCGAACAGTGGCGTGTAGGCAAGTGCCGTTGCTGTGTACTTGCGACCAACGCCGTTAAGGTTTGGTTGTAACTTTAATATCTGAACGCGATCATTACTTGTTAGTGTTGCACCTGATGGAGATTGCTTATCAATACTTACAACCTCAATCACGCTGCCAATGGTAATTCCGTTAATCTTTCTCTCTTCAATATCAAACGTTACCTCTCTTGGCGTGTCTGAGTATCGCTGAATGTATCGAGAGGTTAGGCGAGTTGCTGAATCTCCGCTAATCCACTGTACAGGGTCGAACTCTTTAAGCTTAACTGAACCATAGAAATCTGACGTTTCGGACTCAACATCTGTAGAGCTAATTAGGCGCGAGTAGTTTGTGTTGTCGTCGTTATCTGCTTGATACGCTTTACCGGCCAGAATGTAAGCGCGACTGAATCTAGTGTTATCCCTTGTTGTGACTTTGTAATTCTGAACGTCAGTTCCTTCGATAAATGAAACTTCCGGTTGCTTCCAGTTGCTGTTAGTTGAGACAAAAGCCTTTTGTGTTGTTTGGTCTAGCCACATATCAACCAAGAAAACCTCTAGCAAATCATCAATAAGGTCGCTTGCATCTTCTGGCTCCGACATGATACCCCATAGCAATGCATCGCCATCCCACTGAGTGATGTCATCATTCCATTGCGTGTAGTTTACGAAGTCCTGCAATCCTACCTCGTTAAAGATAGCCTCAAGAGTATCAGCAAGAGGCTCACCATCTAGCAACCGGCATGGCTGAAGTGTTGATTCCGCATCGTGAGATTCTTTGTTTGATTTGTAAAGTACACGACCATCAATTGAGCTAGTGCGAGTGTGACCTCGCGCGTCAACTGTGATTGAGTTTCCAGCCGCTGAATCAACGCGGAATAACTCAGCACCCATTCTAAAGTAAGTGTTTGCCGGAAAATCTGTAGCGTCACTAATATCAAAAGTTACTTGAGCGTCGTCAATGTCAGCGGTTAGCGTAACCTCTCCCGGTGTTGGGAATTGCTGAGAGAATGCTTCAAGGTCTTTTAGTGCATCCTTTGCGTTAAGCGTAAACACCCCAGCACTCAATGTTGCATTGGTCACATAGTGCGTTTCGGTTCTTACTTCGACTGGCGTTACCTCGTCACGTCCTATTGAATAATAGTGCGTGATGATTTTCTTACCTTCAAGAATGTTACGCGCCATTAACTTACCGAAAAGAGTACCTTCATCGGTAAACTCAATAGGACCAGGGTCGCCAGTTATATCCGTACATGTTAGCGACATTGTTCCACGGCTAGCCAGTCCACCTGCCTTGGCCTTTGATGTTGTTACGCTTGCACCTGATACGCATCGCCAGATTGTAGAGTTTAATTTACTCTTAATTCCAATTGACTGGCTTGGCGGCGCGGAAAATGGGGCGTTGTTCTTTGTGAAGAATAACGAGTATTCCGCGTCACTAGTTTCGACGCACATAGGAGGAGTATGCCAAACCCCATCAATGTTTTCTCTAGGTGTGCAAACCGTACAATACGGTAGCACTAACTCATAGATAACATAATGCGATTGCTCGAAATCGTTTAAGTAAGCCATTAAATAACAGTCCCAGAAAAGGTATTGAATGTAAATTGAGACACACCAAGCGCTCTAGTTTGCGAGTGCGCCTTGGTTGAAAATCCAGTTGTTGAAAATCCAGCGTAACTATGAAACTTGTTATCATCCTCAAGCACATAGAACGTATTTCTTGAGGTGTATTTTAGCATCTCACGCCATCCGTTTTCAGCTTCATAGTCTAACATTAGATTGTTAGGCACTGTGAGCGTTGCGGTCTGAGTTCCAGTTTCGTACACGAAGTTAATAGGAGCACCATCTAGACCAGTTGCTGACCTTGCTCTAATGTTTGGCACGGCCCAGCTTCGATTATATCCAGATTGCTCACCGCGTGGAACTTCGTAAAACTTACCCATAGCAATCTCAGAGATTTGAATCTGCCCTTGTCCGTAGATGGTGATTTCAACTTCCTGCGTTTGTTCTAGGTCAACTTTGTAAACAATAACTCGCGACTCATCAAGACCAAGTGTTGCGTCATCAATCTGTCCAGATGCCAATGCAAATAACTGCTCTCCATTGACATCGAACAATTGATTCAAGTTAACATCAAGCAACTCATCAGGGTTGATCGATGTGATTACCAATCTATCCTTTCTCGAGATGTTTGTACCACCAAAGGCAATGTACTCAATATCTTGCGGAGTTGGAAAGGTAAACTTTATCGTTAACTGCCCTGATAGTGTGGCCGTATATGTCGATGAGTAATCACCATCAGTAATAACCATTATGTCCTGAGTTAGCGACTCTGGCACCTCGGTTACTGTGGCGACCTTTGATAAATTAGATGTGCTTATAAACATTAAATCAGCCCGTCCTGTCTTGAGCGCTCAATAGCGTTATTAAATGCTACACCAAGCTCGGTTGAGTCATCAAACCTAATTGTCACGGTCTGATTGCTTCCGTTAAGGTCTGAGTTCTGAGCCTCAAGTGTTGGCGCTTCCTCCTCGAGCCCCGGGTCAGTTGGGGCAGAAACGTTACCTCCTCCACTGCCTTTGGATGCGCTAGATATTGAGGCCAGCTGGATTGCTCCACTTGCAGCAACCGCAGCGGCTAAAGGGTAGTTAGGAAGCGCCTTCGTAACCGCCGTGGCTGTGTTAATAAAGGCATTCGCATATTGAGCATTCTTGTTATCTTCAAATAGGAGGCTGCTAGCACTGATTGCAACGTCAACATAAGCATTCTCTGCTTTCTCTTTATCTTTGTTTGCCTTTTTATTTGCGTCAGCCTTGTCCTTTTCGCCCTCAAGCGATTCCCTCCTTAGCTCATTCATTGCATCAAAAGCCGCTTGGTCTGCGTCTAAATCTGCTTGCCTTGCCTCGTCTCTAATTGCCTTTAGGCTTTCTTGGTATTCACGCTCAAGCTCAAGTAGTAGTTCGTTATTTCCTGCTGCAATTTCTCGCTCAGTCTCGTATTTCTCAAGCAGAAGTTGTTCTTCAGATTTAAACCTATCTAGCAGCGCTTGTAGCTCATCGCTACTGCCAGTAGATTCTGAAGAAGATCCAATTGTTCCACCGATAACACCGCCATTACCTTTTGCTGCGTCTGCTATCGTTTGTTGCTGCTCTAGAGCCTCGTCACGCTTAGCGATCAACTCATCAAGTCTTTGTGTCTCGGTTAGTATCTCACCATTCAATCGAGCTTTGGTGATAATCTCATCCGCATCAGCATCACGGTTATAACCAGCAACACCGACATAATCATTTTTCTTTTGAGTTAACTCGTCAATGCTTGCGGTTTGCTCGTCAATCAATCGGTTTAATGAGTCGATATTCTCAATGTTTTCCGCATCTCTGAACGTGTTAATAAAATCAACAATGACTTGAGTTGCTTCTGGGACAACATCAATTACGCCATTAAAGAACTCATTAAGTGCTGGAGCCAATTGAGCAGATATTACTTTCGCGCCATTACCTAGCGTTTCAGTTAGCAAGTCGAACGATGTAGCGGCGTCAGTTAATCCTTCAGCCTCTTGTTGTGTTATTGATAGGGCGGCGTTAACGTCATTGTATCGCTTGGTTAGCTCGGTTAATTCCTTGCCATTATCGGCAAATAAAGGAGTTAGCTTCGATAGGTCATTACCAAGAGACTCGAAAACAAACGTTGTTTCATTTGCGCTCGCTCCTGCGTCCTCAAGCTGATTTGCAATCTCTTGGATTACTTGTTGCGATGATAGGTTTTGCCACTCAGCAGCTAGTGCCTGCGCCTCCTCTGTGGTCTTTCCGGTTACGTCTGCAAAGTCTTGGAATGCGCCCGTACCTGTAGATGCAAACTCACCTAGCTTGTCACTAATATCCTTTGAGATATCGGCCACTTGCTCTGAGTTAATGCCGTACTGCTTGGTTGCAAATGCTAGAGCCTCGAACTCTCCAGTTGTTAGTTTTGCTTGTCGGCTTAGTGATTGTAATTCCTGCTCACTCTTTGCTGTGAGCGTAATCATTGTTGTTAGTGCTGTACCGACCGCAATGGCCGCCTTAGCCACTGTAGCAACTGCGTTACCAGCGGATTTGGCGCCCTTAGACATAACACTAAAGCTTGATGATGACTCGTCAGACTCTTCGTTGAGCTTACCCAAATCTCTGGTCGTTGCTTTTATTTCGGTTTGAACGGATGAGTATTCTGATTTGGCATCTTTCAACTCACCATTTAGCTGATTGGTTGCTTTTCGATTTGCCGTTAACTCAGACCTAGCCTCACCTAGTGATTTTTCTAATACTTGAATCTCTTCAGCTGTCGCAGAGCCTGACTCTTTGGCTGAGTCCAACTCTTTGGATAGCTTATCCACAGCCTCGGCAGACTTTTTGGATGCATCCCTAGCGTCTAGTAGGTTACTACTTAGCTTTGTAATGGTGCCGTTTAAGTCTTTGCTTTTTGATGTTAGGTTTGAAATTGACGCTACAGCGGCCTTGCTTGTGTCCGTCATTGTTTTTAAGCTTGCATCAACCATATCTGTTGATTTCGACATCTTATTTAAGCCAGATGTTGAGGTGGACACCTTTTTGTCTAGGTCGGCAGTATCACCCTCAAGCTTTACCACTAAACTTTCTTCGTTCACAGTATGTTCCTCAAGTCTTTTCTATCCATGCCGTTTAGCTTGCGCTTTTCATTTACCATTAATGAAGAGTCCTGATTTACATCGATTGTGATTTCAAAAAGCATATACAGTTCAGTGATGCTCATCTTCCAATACTCACTAGGAGCTATGTGGAATCTTTCTATCGCCGGTTTAAATAAGCCGTACACATCATAATCACTAGACTCGCCAACTTCAGAGAAGTACGCAAGGAAACGGCTTATAGCTTTTTTTCAGAACGCAGCGCATCAAACTCTTTGCTGATGTTATTGCACAAATCAAGAAGCACATGAATGTAACCCTGAGACTTATCTTGATTTACATCAATTTGTGGAAGGTCGCCAACGTGAATCATACCATCTTGAATTTCTTCAATAGTTACGCGTGGCTGCTCTTGAATTACGATTGAATGAATTAGGTAGGCAATTTCAATAAAACCCATCACCTTAGACATTCGAGCGTTAACCTCTTCATTTGATGCGCGAGATGCGCAGCACTTTGAGAATTCAACACGAACTTCGCGAGTCTTGCCAATCAAGCAATCCCCTGTGCGCTCACGATAAACGCGAATCGCATCAGGGTTAAGCTTGCCTCTGTACTCTACGTTACAAAGCCAAATATGCATTGTTATTCCTTATGGTACTGGTACTGCGCGAGTGATTACACCGTTAGATGTAAACAGGACTGTGATTTTAACAATCTCATTCTTGTTTGCGGTCTCAGATGTAATTGATGGCTGGAATGAACCCTCGTAGTAATACTCACTCATGTCCACAACATAAGGCCCTACCGTGCCAGTTTCAGCGGCAGCAAGCAATGCAATGAACGCCGGGTCGTCGTTGTAATCAAACTCAACGCTTAGGTTTCGTGATTTTGTTGTAAAGCCGCCGTCAAGTACCTGTTGCCACTCACCAGACGATTTGTTATCGATAAGGATTGGCGCTTCGGTTCGCTCAACGCTAAGTGTACCTTGACCTAGAATGTCAGTTGGTGATGCGTAAGTACCTGATTTTACAGTACATAAGACGCCATTAATCTCATTGCTCATCGTTTAAATCCTTGTGTAGTTAATTGTTACTGGAATCTGATACCAAGATTCGCTAATTAGAGGAGCCGCAAAACCAGAGCCTCCGATAAAAACCTCAGCATCGCCAAAGTTTAGTTTTGTGTTATCTGCAAACGCTACAAGGATGTCATTAACAATCTCAAGCGCCCTTAGATTATACCGCTTTGTTCCACCACTTGCATCATTGAGCGGTACGAACACATCTACCTGGAATAATCCAGTGTCTACATTGCCAGTGGAATCCTTTGTTTCTGTGCTTCTTTCTACCGGAATGAAGTTAGTAGACAACCATGCATCCTTATCTGTTGGGTCAAAATCTTCATTGTCATACGCTATGTCATCGGCGGTAATATTTGCGATTGTCGCAGTAGTTAGCCTTGTGATTAGCGCGTTATAAATATCAATCATAGTTTATTTCTCATCTTAACCAGGTTGATGCGAACCATCCCTGACGGAGCTTGTATTGAGTATCCGTTTTGGGATAGATTTTGAAAAGATGACCCTGTCCAGGTTCCGTATTTTGGATTTTTTGGATAACCTCCATACTCGACCACGTTCGCATAACTCATATTGTTGGTAAAATAAATCACCTTATCGAGGACGTACTCGGGCATCTTATCAAGAGATGAGTAAGACGCGCTACCTCTCTTGTTTGGACCTCTTGATGATTGACTTGTTTTTCCGGTTGTTAGAAACCAGTTATTTTTAAGTCGGCCTCCGTCCTTGAAGTGAACGGGTGTCGCGGTAATCATTGCGCCTAACCCCTCCGAATAAATAGCCTTCACCTTTTTATTCTGCTCAAGTACGATATTATCAATCGCCTTCTCAACTTTATCCAAACCAATCAAAGGCATCAGCGCAACCTCACGATAAGCTTTTGCACAATCGATGTGCCGTATGGGTTAACCGGGTCTTTGGTAATCATCACCCACTCTTCAGCTCCGCGCTTGATTGTTTCGCCTTGCAGAATTTGAGTGGGATAATTAGCAATCGCCAAACCAGCATCGCCCTGCTTAATCAAAGTGCCATCAATAACCGACTTACCAATGGTGGTAAATACTGCGTTAATTGGAAGCTCTTCAGTGGTTACTGTTGGTGGGTCGACTGGACTTGTGCCGCCCGTTTCTGTTTTCTTTACATGGTAAACGGTTGGATTATTCGAACCCTCACCAAACTCAACGCCGAAGTCTGTAACTAACTCATCCGCAAACTCAATCCAGTCACTAGCAGCCATAGCGACCACCATAGCCAGAGCCTTTGCCATCATAGAAATAGTCATCACGGGTTAATTCGTTAGACTTCATGTAAGGCTGTAGCCATTGGGTAACAGCAGGAACTAGCGGAGTTGTACGTGAGGTTGAGCCTGATTTGTAAGTCTTCGAGCCAACACCGTCTAGTGATTCGCTTGACACCTCTTGACCCTTTGCAGTTTGGTTTAAATCTGAACCCCTGTTAATGCTGTCAGCGTACGCTAGCTGGGCGTTAATGATATCCTGTGGGACTGCATCTGAATCAACGTTAAAACCGTTAGCTTCCACGTACAGTCGCGGCATGATGCCTGTCTGCTCTTGGCTAACGATTTGACCTTTTAATCGACTCTGATATGAGCGCTTTAACTGGTAGTAACCCTGAGTGAGTTGAGCCTTTGCTTTCTCATCGTCAGTATCTAGAGTTAATCCTAGCGCTTCAATCTGCGTTCGTGCATCAGGTAAATCAACGAAGCTATTGGCCCCACTTATAATTTGTCCCGTTTCCACGATAATATTAATTGCCATGATTTTACCTTTAATTAAGTTGTGTAGTTATTATACATGCTAACCCCAGAAATGACGAAACCCCGCGAGTGCGAGGTTTTGTTTTATTGCTCTTTATTTAAGTCGTGCGCGGTTATGTGATGCCTTCCGTACCATTTATTGTGTATGCCAAACTGAAAGCCAATCTCAACGCTGCTATCTTCATCGTCTTTGTTTGATTTAGCAATTATTGCTACTTTGTGCTTATTTAGCAACTCAGCTAAATCGCTATTAAATAAATCAAGATCAATCATAAATCACTCCACTAGTTTAAATTTGCCTGAGTCGAACATCGATTCAAACCATCCCTCGTAATAGCTAGCTTCTCCACCGTGGTCGTCACGATTAAGTAACTCAACGGCAGTATCAATAAACTCCTGACGCTCATCAATCTCGGTTTCTACTTTGCGGTGTAAGTCATAAAGGAATCGCAGCACATCGGGCGCATTATCAATCAACACGAAGTCTTTGTGTGAGCGCTTAGTGTAAAGCTCTTCGCCATCTTCAAATGCTTTAATTGCATGCCAAGCGCATTCAAACTCACACTTAACAAACTCAGTCTTAGTGCGTGGTTTTTTAATCGTCCATGCCCTTTCGCTTATAACAAACTTAGCGCCGAATGGGTTCTCTTCATCTGTAAATTCAAAGTCGTAGTATTCATTTTCAACGCGGTATGCAGTAGCATCTCTTGTACTTTTAAGAAGGCTCATCTCGCCAGTTGTGAGAATTACCTTTTCGCAGTCTTCTTTCTTGATTGTCATTTCTCTATCTCCATTAATTCAACAACCAAACAATAACCCAATCTATCTAATGCGTCAGATTGGGCGTTTGGATTTGTGAGGTTGGTCACTAAAGTACCCTGCGTTCATCATGGCGGTTAGTTTCTCTTGCTGCTTGCTGCCCGTTGTTAGGTATTCCATTAGGCTTCTTATGTGCTTATGCTTCTTTTTTCCATAGTATCCAAAGAATGAATTAGCTTTTGGTGCACACTTGGAGCATATGTTAATTAGCTCAACCCTCTGCCAAGGTTTTAACAAGGTTTCCATGTGCAACTCAAGATTTCCGCACCTGTCACACTCGGTAAGTTTATCTCTGTGGAACTTAATCAGGTAGTCGATGTTCATCATTCCCACTCCTGCATGAATGATTCAATCTCATCCTCAAGTTGCTTTTGTTGCTCTGGGGTTAGCTTGGTTATCAGAAACGATCGTAAGCCGTTAATAAACGACTCATTGTGATTAATGTGCTTACCAACCTCATGCATGGCAAACATTGCTTTTTCGTGCCACTCTTTTGTTACTATTATTTTCTTAGCCATAATCAATCCTTAAATTTTAGACATAGTTGTCAATTAAGAGGGCTACTAATCCCCGATGACAATAGATAATCTCTAGCTCTAGAATATCTATGAATTATTACCAATTGGGTCAAACAAAACACTTATCAGCAACCTGTTTTACATCTGGTGAGGATGGATTCTAAATCGGTACATTGTATATGCTGTTTGTCATCATCTATGACTGGTTCAAGATGAATCACTCCCCCTCTTAATCCTCCATAACCAATAAGTCGAAACCTATTCCCCAAGCCATTGATTTGCATTCACACATAGAGTAGTGGTCATGCTGGAGTTGTTTTGTTTGCTTGTAACGTGTAACAGGATTTAGTAACGCTGTGTAAATCCGCAGAAAGCGGTTGGTAGGAGGTGTGAAATTTTGACAGGCAATAAAAAAGGACTTTATTAAGTATCCGGTGGAAGGTCTCAATCATGGTTAAGTGATTAAGGCAGATACTTACTAAAATCCTCTAATGTTGAATAATCAGCTTCCACACCTCAAAACCCAACATTGTTAATTATACACCCACTCAACACAAATGCAAAGTGGGGTTTGATTTACTTGTTAACTTTTGATTCAGCTTTCATTGGAAATATCCCATCCTCAGCAAGAAGGTGGTCAATTGTTTTTAGTACGCTCTTGATTGTATTTTTATTGTATAGGTAATCATCTGGCATTATTGGCTGCACATCTGGTTTGTTGATTGCATTTCTAATTCCAACCAGGTACTTGATTCTTTCTTTTTTCTTACTCATCTCTATTTCCTCATTGATTAACTGACGCTAAACTTACCAATAAAGTCAGCGCCATAATGTTAAGTTCATCACATTAATGAACTCGCCACACTTCGTAAATCTCACCGCTTTCTGAGTCCGTCATGTAGACAAACTCAGGTTCGACTATTAACTCAACGAATGTTCCGTTTGGTATTTGTATTCCTTCTGCTATGTCGTCATTCATTTGATGCCTTATTGTCAATTCCATGAATCCACTTCATTGGACTGTATGCGCAACCACCAACAAATAAAGCTGCTAGAATCCACCAGGCAGAATGACCAAGCCAGAAGACTGCATAACCTGCACCGCCAAAAATCAAACCTTCCCATAAAACAATGTAAACCAAATATGTAAAATACTTCATAAGCCCTCCTAACAAAATACACTATTGATTAGCCGCTGCTTTTTATCGCTGGCCTCGATGATTTTCTTTTCTTGGTCGCGATTGCGAAGAGTGAATCCAACCAATTGATAAGAACCCGAACATCCGCGCTTTGAGTAATTCACGATATCAAAGCCATGAGTTAGTTTAAGTTGCGACACCATTGTATAAACTCGGCCTTTCTCGGTCTTCACAAGCTCTGTAAGCTCATCAAACTCAATCTTGCGCTTAACTCCATTGGTAAAGAAATACTCGGCCATATCGAGCAGTGAGTTAGATTGAAAGCAAGCTATACGCAAATCAAACTGGTCTTTAATTTTCTTCTTTGTTGCGTCTTTTAATTTGAACTCTTGAACTTTCATTTGTCATCTCCATAGTATTCAGGGCAGATGCTAGACATCACTTTCATGAACTCGTTAATGTCATCGATGTCGTTGCGTTTCTTCTCGCGCTTGCAGATTGCGCTTTGTTGATTTGGTTAGCGGTCTTTTCGCATGCCTTTTGACATTGAACTTGACCCAACACTTCCCATGTCGCACACCTTGCTCATGCAAACCACCCATTAACTACGCATACGTAAGCCACAGAGCACACAGAGACCGCAATTGATATAACTAATGCACTTGCTAGGGTTTTGATTGTCGCGTTCTTGCTTGCGTTTACAGCCCTTAATTCCTTTGCAGAAAGTAGAACATTTTCGCATGATTCAATAAGTTGGTACTTTTCCTTGCTATCGGCTAGCAACTTACTCATTCGCTCATTGTTACTCTCGCCATCCACCAATTTAAACTTAGCGTATAGCTCAGGGTTAATTCTCATTTGTACGTTTTTCATTTTATTCACCTCGTCGTTGTTGATGACGTAAATAATAATCGAAACATCTGAGGCTTGCTGTGATTGCTGTCACACTTTTGATATTTGCGATTGTGTGAGCTATGTCGCAGTTTGGTTTTGATTGGATTGGTATAGTTAGGGCAACTTAAATAGGAGATAGATATGAAGAAAATAGGAACTCCAAGGCCGCCAAAAGATGGCGCAATTAAATTTCAGTACGGAAGAAATGAGGGTGAGCTAGACTTTCTAGTCCTGTATGGAAATGACGTTCCTAGATGTGACAGGGCGTTAGTTATGCAGGCATTTACATCAAAGGTTATGCGACAAGACTGGAATGATGACTTTGCAATAAAGTTCGATGACTCATTTGTTGAGGAGCTTGATAAGCGAGGCTATGACACGTCAACTATAAGGTTTTACGTAGAGAGAAAGCAGTCAAATGACTAAAGACATTGAGCGCGTAATACTCGCAGTATTTGGAATCCCAACTGCTGCGATGTGGTTTAATTTATATTTGGAGATGATTGGATGAAATGTAGAGAGCCAGTATCAATAGCGCTAGGTGTGTTTGCGTTATTCTATTTCGCTGAGTGGGCGATTAACAAAGCTAAACCTGAGCAATGCTGGATTGCCACGGAGATAAGCGAAACCGAAGTTAGCTATAAGTGGGAAGATTGCAAGGAGATTAAAGGTGATTAACGCAATAGCTAACACAGTATTCGCAATACTAATGTTCGCGGCGCTGTGTGTTTTATTTGGACTAGCTATGTTTATGCCGGTTTGATTTTGATGATTGGGAGTTAGTTATGGCAAAGAGTAGCAATAAAAGAAAAAATGGAAAGACTAAAAAGTTCAATCCAGAATCAAAGTCTGGACATAGAATATCTGGATATGACATTTACACTCAGCGAGACATAGATAGGAACAATAGGCTAGCTATGATTGAGATGGCAACTAAAGGTAAATAAAACAAAGGCCGCATAATAGCGGCCTTTTCTTATGTTACTGGCAAATCAAGCTCACCCTCATACCAAGTCAGA